ACCAGGATCTCTGAAAGGTTCTCAATGCAGCTATTGCAAGGGTTAATAGACCTTTTACATGAGCATGAAGATGCAAAAGGGTTTAAGAATAGTGATTCTTACTTAGCTGCAAAGGGCTTGATTACTCACATTGAAAAAGAGTATGAATCAACCGTAAATAGCAAACTAGGGGCATAACATGAAAGTAAAAACAGAGCATTACGTTTATATTACGAAAACATTAGATAGTATTAAACCGCTAATTTTGCAAACGCAAAAAGCATATAAACAATCTGGCTTGTCAGATATGTGCCTACGTTGGGACATTGCACGCCATGCAGGATTAATCCCTTTCTTTTGTGGTTCAGTCTACCAGTATGCAAACGATGAGCATATAGATACAGCATTACGTCAATATTTTAAAAAATTAGGGGCATAACATGACAGCATACGATCAAGGTTATCAAGATTCTATAGACGGGAAACCCGCAAACCCGCCATTCGGAGACACTGCCAGAGAGGATTATAAAGACGGGTATTGCTTTGCAGCATTAAAGCAATTGTGGGAGGTGACAGAATGAGAGGTACTAACGCACCAACAAAGCCAGAATTTGAAGGGCAAATTGTCAAATTCGCATCACCATATAACCATAATGTCACTTTGTACGATATAGCAGTCAGAAACGATAAGTATAATTGTTTAGAATGGCACGCAATAAACGAACCAACACCAAAGCAAAAAACTCAAGCAATGTTTACCAACTATTAGCAATGCTATGCCCCTAGAATGGTTCTAAAGCCCTCTAGGGGCTTTTTTATTGCTTTGTACTTGTATTGGTATTGGTTTAAAAACAAATCGCTTACAGGGCTTATTTCAAATAGAGGTGAGTTATGAATATTTATGATTATGTCTTTCTTTTCTACTGTGCTGTCGTGATATTGCTAATGGTTGCCGTATGTTTCCGGGGAAAGGACTAGAAAATAAATTGCAACCCCCCCCTCGCGCACGCCTTGCAGGATAAAAAAAGATGTGATATTGTGTTGTCGTTGTCGTGATGGACAATTAAACCGTTATAGATAGTGTCTGACTCGCAAGAGTGATCCCGCAAGGATTCCATCACCGGACACTACCTATAGCGGTTTTTTGTTTGTCCCGTGCAACCGTAACGATTGCGTTAACAATGCGCCCATAATTCAGGCGGCTATCGAGAAACGGAATCCCTGTAAGCCATGTTGTTAGTGAGCCGGTGCAAATCCGAAAGAATCAGGGCGGCTGGTTGAAGCTACAAGCCGAGGGGGACAATAGCAATATTGCCATGTAGCTGCTCGCAAGAGCCGAGGAACACCGCACCTATCTTCATACTCTTTGGGGTAGGGGGGTTTTTGCGAGGAACATAGTAGGTCTACATAGTATTTACACAGAAATTAAGATAAATAGCAGAAATACAACAGTAGCACTTGCAACACGATAAGTAATAGTATAAAGTCACATCTGTAGTATTGATTCGTATATCAACTCACACATAGGGGCACTATCATGACAACAGAAACTAAATTCTGTATCAATTGCAAACACCTGAAAGACATTAAATGCTTTAGACCAGATGGTATTAGCCTAGTCACGGGCTTACCAAAGGTTGCTGCAACATTCGCTGAATCTGAGCGAGGTTGGGATTACGTTGGTTGCGGCAAACTTGCTAAATATTACGAGCCAAAGGAGTAAGCCATGACGCAATCTGAATGGATACTTAATCAACTCAAACAAGCACCAGTAACACCTATGGAAGCATTAGCAGGGTGTGGGTGCTTTCGCCTAGCAGCACGGATTAAAGAGTTACGCCAACAAGGTAATGACATAAAAACCAAAACACTTATCCTGCCCAACGGCAAGATTGTGGCTCAGTACCACTTGGAGGTGTCTAAACATGAAGATGCGTCATCGCCGCAAACAGTTTTGGTATTTCCCTGAACTCGGCGTATTTATGAAGTCGCATACACGCAAAGTTATTTTTTGCAGAACAAGTTACGTTTTTTAAGGATTAAAAATGAACGATAGAGACGATTTCGCCCCCGCAGTACGCAACTCTGCATGGTGGTCTGGTGATTCACGCATGGCAGCTAATGGTAAGGCTGTAGAGGCTATCCTGATTAAGCAGGGTAAGTACGAACGTGAAGATATATCAGACCTAGAGCCAGTCAAGATGGGGCACATTATGCAGCCCTTGATTGGCAGACTTGCACAAGATCATTTAGGCTTTGAAATTAAGGAAGCAGATTATGCGCTCTCTCACAGTAAAGAGGCTTGGCTTAAGTCGCATTTCGACTTCATATCGGTCGATGGAACGACTCTTATTGAAGCCAAAAATTATAATGCCCAAGTTCGCAACAAGTTCGACCAAGACGAGAACCGTGTACCAGCCGCAGATTACGCACAGTGTTTACATGAAGCTGTTGTACACAATGTCTCAAAAGTCGTGCTGGCTGTACTCTTTGGCGGTCAAGAGTTCAAAACATTCGACTTTCACTTTAGTGACCAAGAGAAAGATGCCTTCATTCAAGCACAAGCTAAGTTGTGGGCTTGCGTGGTATCGGGCGAAACGCCAACCCCAGAAAGTGTTGAGCAAACCAAATTTGCCTACCCAACCTCATCACCCGATACAGTTATTACAGCTAACAAAACAATTGAACAAGCCGTTGACTATTTGCGACAGGCTAAGAGTCAAATTAAAGCACTTGAACAAAAAGCGGAAATTGTGGAATTACAGATACGCAACTTAATGGCTGATAAGGCTGAGATTCGTGGCGTAGACGGTACTACGCTTGTGACATGGAAAAGTGCAGCAAGTAGTAAGCGGTTTAGCGTAGATGCGTTTAAAACAGCTATGCCAGATATTTATACAAAGTTTATCGTCGAAATGCCCGGTTCACGCCGGTTTTTAGTCAAATAAGGGGCACATTATGAGTAACATTATTCCGTTTCAAGATATGCAAAGTATGGCGAGTGCTATAGCCAAGTCAGGGCTATTTGGCATGAAGAACGAAAACGAAGTCTTAGCACTAATGGCAGTAGCTCAAGCAGAAGGTTTGCACCCAGCCACGGCAGCAAGGGATTTCCATATTATCCAAGGTAGACCCGCACTCAAAGCAGATGCGATGCTTGCACGGTTTCAGAACGCTGGCGGTAAGGTCGAATGGACTATTTACACCGATACCATTGTTGTCGGTGTTTTCTCACACCCTAATGGCGGCAGGGTAAGCATTGAATGGACTATTGAACAAGCCACACGCATTGGGTTAGTTAAGCCCGGCAGTGGGTGGCAGAAATTCCCACGGGCTATGTTGCGTAGTCGTTGTATCAGCGAAGGCATTAGAACCGTGTTTCCGGGCAGTGTGACGGGTTTTTATAGTCCAGAGGAAGTGCAAGACTTTGAACCTAAAACAAAGGATATGGGGCGTGCAGAAACCGTTGTGTTGAAGCCTTTGCATGAGGTGTATCAACCACTGCCTGACCCGTCAGAAATGGCTGTAGAGGACGATTTAGAGACTCCTGAGCCTATTGGCACAATTCCTCTTATGGTTCCAGATATGGAAGATGCGTATTTGATGGCTAAAGACGTAGAAGATTGGATTTACCAGTTTGCAACCTTGTGCGAAAAGATTGGAAAGTCGAAAAAACTTAATGGCGGGGAGAAGAAAGAGAAATGTAAAGCTCTCGCCCGTGCCAATGAAGGTTACATCGAGACTTTTACCAGTATCCAGAAAACAGTCTTAAATCAATCAATCGCTAATGCAGGAGAGCAAAATGGCTGAGTACCAAGGCGAATTCAAAGTACCAGATGGGAAAGCATATTGCTTTCAAGTCAAAGAACGTAAGAGTGAATTTGCTCCTGAGTTTAAAGGTGGCATGGTACTCACCCGTGATTACAAGGCAGGGGAAACAATTAAGTTAGCAGTGTGGGCACAGACTACTAAGACAGGCAAACCTTGGGTTAAGGTGGCAGAGGAAACTGATGCTTGGAAGAATCAAGACGGTAGACCTACGCAGTATCCCAAGGAAGTTAACAATATTGATGACAACGAAGTACCTTTCTAGGGTTAACCCGTATGCGTCATGTGCTGCACTTACCTTACCCGCCTAGTATCAACAATTACTGGATAGCCTCTGGTCACAGAAGGTTTATCAGTAAGCGTGGTCGTGACTTTAAGTTAGCGGTACAGGAGTATGTTGCAGTGCAGCAATTAGAATCCTTTGGGGGGGCGATAGTGGAAGTCAATATCATATTGCGCCCAAGGAATTTGAGACTAATGGATATTGATAATTGCGTGAAGCCTGTCTTAGATGCTTTGCAAGACGCTGGGTTATTTGATGATGATAAACAAGTAGGTCACGTTTCGGTACGCAGGGGTATACCGATTGCAGGAGGTAAATGTATCGTGGCTGTAGAGCTTCTCAGTGCCCCTGAGAGTAGCGAATTCTGACGCTGTTACGAGCCATCCC